ATTTATATCTCCTTTAAAATTAAGCAGTTTTGTGAATAGCAAGACTGAAAATCTTGTTTAGGTCAAAGAATGCATCGTAACGAATACGGAACTCAATTAGGTAACCGTTGATACCAGGAGGGTTGTTGTGGACCATGTAGTCTTTCAACTTCTCTGGAGCAACTAGGTTACTTGGGTGAGTGATGATTAGATCTGTTGCACTAGGCATACGGCTTGAAGGACAAACAACGATATCAACACCGTCAACTTGACCTAGGTTACCGCTGTCTAATTTTGCTTGGCCTCTATCACTATCTGTTACGAAACCACCTTGCTTAAGGAAGTTGTAGTAAGCAGCGGTCATTACAGCAACACGACCATCTTCTGGTCCTTCGTTGTTAGTAATATCTGCATTCAAAGTTAGGAAGTTAGTGTAAGCATTTGATGCAGTTGTTGCACCAGCTACTACAATAGCGTTTCGAGCTGTGATAGTACCATAGTTACCACCGTTTGTTAGCGCACCAGCGGTTGCTAGAGCGGCAAGACGATAGGTGTCAATTTCAGGAACAAGAACGTTCTTAGTAGCTTGAGCTAAGAATTTAGCTGGCTTGCGAACTTCCATAGTATCCTGGTAGTTGCTCATATCGATAGTGTTAGTCCATGAGCGATCACGACTAAGTGTAAACGTCTGAACTGTGTCCTGAACTTCATCAGGTGAACCGTATCGGTTTGCACCGTTAGCGGCATAGTTGCCCATAGTAGGGTCAGTAAGAGTCCAAACTTTAATAGCGTTAACGCCGTCCCAACTCCAGTCAGTGTTGACAATAGAAGTGGTCTTTGCTTTTGCTTTTAGAAGTTCAGATGTCTTTTCTTGAAACTTTGTTGCTAAGTTAATAGACATATTTTATTTCCTTTAAAGATTCTACGGTTTAGCAGCTTCTTTATCGAAAGCTGCTATATCCGGGTCAACCTTTGGTTCTTTTGGTGTTCGACTAGGTGGAATAAAAGTCTTAGATTTCTCTTTGTTCTTACTCTCTGCCTGTTGTCGAGCGCCTATTCCTGTAAGTCGACTAATAGAATCAGCTTTATTTTTTAAATAAGAGTACAAATCTCCTGATACTTGAATAGGATTTCCGTAACTATCTAACTGAACATGCATAGCTTGAAAAGCATCAATAGCTTCATCGACTTCAGCTCGAACAGCTGGGTCATCACTATTAAGAATATCGAAATCCTTAATTGCACGTTCATAACCATTTGTTAATTTGTTAGTATTACTTTCAACCTTGTTATTGTAAGCATCGACTTGTAGTTGTCGAACGGCTTCTTCAGTAGCTTCGGCTGCTTCAGCAATATATTCTTGTTGCTGTTCTGCAATCTTAGCTTCCTTTATCCGTTTCTCTTCGATACGACGAGCAGCAGCTTCTTTATTGCTAATTTCAGTCGTATCTTCTTTGGTTTCTTCTGTATTATCAGTAGAATCCTCATCTTCTTTTGATTCTTCTTCCTTACTCTCAGGTTCGGTGTCCTCTTTCTCGTCTTCGGATTCGGTAGACTCTTCTGGTTCGCCATTTAGTTCTTCTTCAGATACTTCGATATCCTCTAAATCTAAATCTTCTGTGTCTTGAGTTTCCTCATTAGTTGATGTATTGTCATCATTTGCCATGATGCTCCCTTCATTGATTCACCCATTAAAGGTTGGGGTTTACCTCTAGCCGTAAGGTGGCTGTAAGCCGAAGTGGGGTAACTCCTGTCTGGGTTGTCTTTTGGGGAGGGTTTTTGGGCAACCCAGAAAGCAATTACCTCTTTATTAGAAAATGACTATGGTGTGGATGTCCAGCTCCTTCACAACTTACTTTAATACCTCTATTAACCCAGTTATGCTTTTGCTTGGGTAAGTTACCTAAATCTAACGAATACTCACTACTTTGTTCAAACATATGAGCGGCTTCTTGAACACTAACTTCATTTTCAGAAGCTATATTCTCTATTTGAATATCAATGGCAGACTTACTCATCTTCTTCAACCTCTTCATCTTCAAGAATAACCTTAGGTTCTCTTAATATGATATCCAATTTATTGCTAAGTTCTTTAAGGAAACCTACGTATTTCTGTCTTGACATTGCTTCTATCATAAACATTCGTTCATCAGGAGAATTCTTAATATCTATTGTTGGTAAATACATAGCTTTATCCATCTCTTTTTGAATAAGAGTAAACACGATATCAGCAGCGGGTTGTAGTTTACCACGTTGTTCTTTCTTTTCTTCACGTTTATCAACACGAATTTTTTGCTCATGAGTAATACCAAAACTAGAGCTTGAAGAACCTGACCATAGAATTGAATCATCTCTACCCATTATGCTTGTCCTTTAGCTTTAAGTTGATTAACATGGTCAATAATATCTTTAGGGTTTAAACCTTGATGTTCAGCTGCTAACATAGCTAAAGCGGTTGCTTCACTAACCCCATGTTGTTTCATCACGGCTTGGACATTTGCCTGTATTTCTTGTGGAGTTGGTTGTGGTTGACCAGATTGTGACACTTGAGGGCTTGTCTGAGGCCCTTGATTCTGTGAAGGTGATGGAGTACTCATCTTTTGGAGTTTAGCATTGTGTAGTTCTTGAGATTGCTTCATTTGCTGTTCTTTAGCTGCTAGGTTTGCTTGCATCATTGGGTCTGGTTGAGATTGAGCGGTTGGAGGCATCTGCGGAGGTAGTGGTTGGCCTGTTTGTGGGTCGATTCCTCCTTGACCGTCTTCAGGACCTACATCAGTTATTATTTTATCGTTGTCAGACGTAAGACTAATTATCTCAGAATATAACTCACCCTTATTAAGCTTCTTATTTGCTATAGCTAAGTCCTGCTCAAGAGTAGGGTCAGATGCTATTAATTCTGCAACACGAGTTAGTCCTTCCAACTTAGTAGCGTCGTCTTTAGTCTTATCAAGTTCTGGGTCTACTTCAAAGTCGAAACTAGCACGCATAGTATCCCATACTAATTCTACTTCATTACTCACTTTACCATCAGGAGTTTCAGGGAATTCCATACCAGCTTTTTTAAGTATCTCTCTCTCATCATCAGAGAGCTTCATTAAGTCGGTACCTTCCATGTTAGCGAAGTGAGTATTAATCATCGACTTAGCTACTGCTTCATATGTCATATATAGATTGTCTTTAAAGTCTTCATCATCTATCGAAAGATTGGCTGCTTGAAACTTAACACCTGCTGGAGTCTTTGAATTCTGAGTATCTCCAGTCTCTGCAGAAGTAGCAGATGTTTCACCAGTAGGAAGTATTTGGTTAAGACTTTGCTTATACATTTGAATTCTACTAGGTAATTGGTTATATACACCATTAGCAAGTTCTTGTCTTTTTACCGTTGCATTACCTGTAAACCATAAAGCGTCTTGAGCATATACTAATGAGTCTAAATCTGCACTATCGGCGTCACCTTCAATGGCAATAGGTGGTCGTAAACCTAATTGAGTAGCTAATACATCTGCTTGTCGCATGTAGTCTAGGACGTTCTGTGTGCCACCTGCTAACTTAACGATACCTATGCCATAAGGATTAATAAAGTCTTGATAGCAATACAGGAAGTGGATGCATCCATCGCCAGTTGGGTCAGGGTTGCTCCATTCACGCACGGTTTTATTAGTCTTGTTGTGTAGCATATAAAATGGAGCATTAACACCATCTTGAACTACAATAGTAAAATGATAACCCTTAGGTTTAACATCTTTATTTTGTTCTTGGCGAGGAGTGTCTTGGCTACTACGTTCACTATTCTCTTCAGTCTTTAGTATTTCCTCGAGTGCAGGTATATCCCACTTATTTACTTCGTCACCAGTCTTTTCTTTATCTTCGCTAGGTTTAGTTTCTTCTTTAGCTTGTTCAATCAAACTTTCGAGTTGAACCTTCGAGTAATAAATATCCCAAAACTTTACGGAACTATCATAGTCAGATACTTTACCGGGTTCTAGGGTGACATCTTGAGGTTGACCTACGATAAAGTCAGCATGACGCTTGCCGTTACTTTCGACGAACATAGTTATAAGAGGTACTGAGCCATATATAGCAGCTTTACGTACAGCGTCTTTCCACTTGCGATGGAATGGTGCTTGAGTATTAGCAAAAGGTATAATATCTTTCTGCCAAACAAGATTAGCCAGTTCAGATACCCATGGTTCGTCCTTGTCAATAGCTTTAACTGTACCACTCAGTTTAGATGATACGATTCGTTTAGGTAGTTTAAACAATGAGGCTGATAATGAGCCGTCATTAACCTCTGGAAGACTTGGGTCTAGGTTTTCCATTAGTCCATTGTCTGCTAGTCTTTCAAATGACGGGTAATCTACTCTCCAAATGCGTGCTTCTTTAACACTTTCAGTTCGGAGGGATTTAATGTCTGATTTTTGCAAGAAGGCCATGTGTCGTGTTTCCTTTTATACACTCTGCGCGATGGCCAATCTGTGCTTATAGTCTTATATTAACATACTTGTGTTATTTATTTTATGGTGATTTCCATAATGCTATAGGGTGACTTATAGTAGTACTCTTCTCCAACACCTAAATAGACTAAATTGGGTTTAAGCATCTTGAATTGTTTACGAGTAACTATTAGTCTATCGGGTAGAGGTTTTACTATAAACTCTTGGGTGCTATCAACTATCTGGTCAATAAAGTCTCTTAAATCTTTTCCTCTTAAACAGGACTCTTTAACGTCTATCGTATCTGTAATCATGTTAATCGTTTAAACTCTTATGTATAGGACAGAGAGAGTGATCTCCTATAATTATTAATTCATAATCACACCATAAACATTTAACCATATTATAATACCCATTTCTTTATTAGTCTATATCGTTTTTGAGGATCTACCTTAATGCAAATATCTAACTTTGTAGTCTCTCCTGAGCTAATGACTGATAAGGCATCAATAACATCTTTAAGTAGGTTGTTCTTATCAGTGAATAATGAGACTTCTATCTCTTGCTTACTACTTACTAACACTCCGTCGTAGAAAGCATCTATCGTGGTTCTATGACCATGATCAATGTTATACATGGAACTTAAGCCTTTGTGGTCGTTTAGGTTGATGGTTCTTTTCTATTATTCTAGGGTTACTTAACGCCATAGTTTGAAAGGCGTCTGTAGGGTGCGAGGTCCAATCATGAACTGGATGGTCTTTATAAACCATCTGTTTGTCATTCCATTCTTTCTTATAACCCTTGAGACCTGCTATACCACGTTTACACTTATTCTTATCAAAGTAACAACGTGGTAACACGACTCTAATTGCGTTAATACCATCTTCCTTAGTATCAGGTCTCGCTACTTGTTCAAACTTAATACCCATACTCTTTGCCGACTCTAAGCGACTAACACCTGTGCCTAGTTCTCTAACGGCAATATCATGAGGTGCATAGTGTTTATCATACAAATAACCCTTTTTATCTAATTCTCTTGCATAATATTGCAAACCTTCACCACTAGATTCAAGATAATCAATGAACCGTATTTCCCTGCCTACTAATTGTGTAAACCATATAGACATTGAGTCATCTATACCTAAATCCCAATAAGTATTAACTTTAACCATTGGCTCATAAGGTATGTTAGCTATTCTTCCGTCTTCTTC